ATATTTCTTAAGATTAAGATACCGCTAATGTATTAGCTGTTACCGCTGTGAAATCCAATTGTGTTTTTACAATAGTGAACCTTACTACGTCTGCCGTTGCAAGTGTTCCAGTTCCTTGCGCTCCATATGTAATAGTATAACGTCCTGGTACTGTTGCGCTTTCCGCTACTGAACTCAAAGCGATATAACTTGAGTCTGTTACGTTGTACGCTCTCGATGCTGTCCCCCCTACTACATCGTAGAAGTTACCAACAACAAGACTCGTAATCGCTACTTTCTTATTCACACCATTATGTACAGCGTACAAATCAACTACCGCAGCAGTAGTAGTATTTGTTACCATTGTCATATAAACTGCATTTAAGCCTTCGAAATCAGCCATATCAGCAGTCATTACAAGTGGAGTGTACTCAAACATTCTCAATAAAGAATCTTTTTCGCGTGAATCAAACTCAAATGATATTGAAATCTTCACAGATTTATCAGGCATTGGCATACCTAAAATCGCCTCCATTGAATCGTTTGAGATACGAATTGGATACATATACCCGTCATCCGTTGCAGCTTGCATACCGATTAAGTTACCAGTAGCATCAACAATAAAGAAAGACATATCAGCACAAGCAAATTGCTCGAATACTGATTGGTAAAGTCCCCATTGATTCATTACGTCGAATGAATAAGAACGTGTACCTGTTTTAGCTTTGTATCTACGACCTGTCGCTCCTGTTTCAAATGTAGATGCAGCACGTTCCCCCGCCATATTCTCAATCTGAGGCGTAGGATACCAACGTAAGGTTGGGTCTGCTTGGTCTACTAAAGCTTGTACCGTTGCTTGTGTTAATACCGCAGTATTTGATATTTTATTACGTACACCTGCTGCGGAAAAGGTCGGCACGAATATTAATTTGTCTGCGTAATCCATTACTGGAGAGCAGTTGATTGTTCCTGTATTTAGAAACGTAGCTGAACATACTGATAAGCTCATTTTGTTTGATTTTAATTATTAATACTTTATTTATAAGTTGCACGCTGGCAACTGTTTTTTAAATGGTAATGTTACATTCAATTCAACTCCTGATAATTTATCTACAAAGATTGATGCCGTATTTCCTTTGTCCGTTACATACACCCCAAAATTAGCGTGAGGTCTTAATGTATAGTTTTCAAACTTCCCTATCTTAGCATTACCGTAACAGCTCTCGATAAATCGTTCTGCAAGGTTTGTCATCTGATAGATAGACTTCGCATAGTGGTCGGTTGTATTCCATTCATCAGGATTGCATTGTGTTAATATTAATATTTGTAAATCAGTAGTCTTTTTTATCGGACTTGCTGAGTACTTCGTATTTACATTATCTTCCAATATCTCCCGTAAATAAATGAACGGCGTTCTGCTAAAAACATTAGCTGCATCCGTTTCTGTAATCATTTCGTTTGATACACGAACCACAGTACCATGATAATAAACTGGACTGTAAATATCAAATGCCGTAAGTACCGGGACGCTTGCTCCACTAATTGTGATACTAACATCTTTTACGATTGAATCAATATTATAAAGAACTGCACCTACCGTTAATGGAAATCCGACTTGTAAATGAAGTGTATTGCCTGTTGTTAGAGTGTATGTCCCGTCACCATTATCGGTAATCGCATCTACACTAAACTCATTATCAATACCCTCAACTACCTCACGAATAATATCTACCGTTTCTTCCATTATATCGAATAACTTAACATTTTAGGCTGCCCGTTAAATGTTGCATAGTCGCTTAAGTGTTGATTTATATACCATTGAATGGTATTCCAATCATTCACCGCTGCATTGTATTTAGGATATAATGAAGTTGCTGAATAGTCTACATTTACCACATTTTCATTCGTGCTAACAACTAAACCGCTATCTGTCATCTTATCCCGTGTCCCCGTGATATACTCCCATCTTACGAAGTCTAAAAGCATATTTTTAATACCCCTTGACCTTAATACTGCATAATTATAATCTTCTGTGATAGGATTATAAATGGTAAGATACACACCTGTAGGAACACTACTAACTACACTTGCTTCAAAGAGCGTAAATAAAGATGCTCCTAATAAGTCTACAAGATACTTTTCCTCATACTCTGCGATATAAGGTGTAATGGTATCGCTAATGCTTTGAGGCAATGCGAAACGTCCTACAAAATCTGTTTTACTTATTAGAAGTCCCATTATTTATTTTTTATTCGGTAACATATAACCTCTCAATCGTACGACCATTGTGCCTGAGCCAGTATAGCCTAGTCTGTAATACTGAAACGGACTACCAATTACTGTAAAGATTTTAGTAGAAGTTGTTACGTTTGTTACTGTTAATGTAGCCGTACCGTCTACTTTGTAAGGCTCTTGACCTGTAACATCGAAAAGGTAATTAGTAGGTACTGTTACAAAGTTAGTCCCATCTAATGAACCTTGCAATGTAATTGTTCCTGCTGCCGTACCGCTTATCTTTGTTGCTACCGCTTGTATAGATACGGTATTATACCAGCCTCTTACACGTGTTTGAACGTAAGCCGTACCTGTATTTGTTGCCGTATCGCTACCTAAACTTATATCGCTTAACATAGTTGTTGATGCGTGCTTTCCGCTTGATGGATTACCCAACATATAGCCATATACACGGCTTGTTTGTGTTCCACCACCATCAAATACAATTTTATACCAGTAATAACTTGAACCTTCAATTACCCAGCATTTTGTGTTAGTAGTTTGATTTGTACAGTCTAATGTGTCTGTATTTAGGTCTACGAAATTAGTCCCGTCAATAGACCCTTGAACAGTAGCGAATACACTTGATACATCACCTGTTAATTTAGTTAGTTTAGCTTGCAAAGTAACTGTTTCGTATGTTCCTAATACATTTACTAATACATAATCATTTCCTGTATCTGTAATCGTGTCTCCGTTTCCAGTCATTGATACAACGCTGTTTTGAGCGAATACGCATGAACTCAATAAGAGCACCAATGCGAATGTTAATGTTTTTTTCATTTCTTTTTTGTTTTTTTTATGGGCTTTTCAATAAATTCTTTAGGCTCTTGATGCTCTTTTTCATTATGAATTTTTGCAACACCAATACTTATTAAGTGTGATGCCAATACGACATCACACTTTAATACAGTACCTTCTAATTTATTGGTGTAATCTTTTGTAAAAACTACAACCCGTTGATTAACTTTCTTTTTCATTTACGTTTATTAAACGATTGCCAATGCTGCTAATGCCGCATCAATTGAAGTAACTTTCAAGAAACCAGCTTTGTCGGCTGCTCTGATTAAGAAAGCCATACGTTTGCGTGCTTTCAAAGTCATTTCATCTTCTGTGAATTGAGCATTTATTTCACCTTTCGATAAAACAATACCGCCTTTTTCATAGATGCGTGCAAAACGTCTATCACCTAATACCATTGTATCTGCTGTGATAATGTTTGATTCAATAACAGTAATGCCTGCTACTTGACTACCTGAACGGTCAACAAATGGAGGTAAAACGTAGTTGTTATTTGCATCTTTTTTCAACTTCATTTTATTGATGTCGGCAATGTTCATTACGGCAAAATCAGGAGTATATTTTGCTCCACCTGTAGTAGTGATTGCTTCGCTCAATTTTACAATCAAATCGTAAATTGATGGGTCAATGATTGTTCCTGTTGATGGAAGAGTATAAGCATTTACAGAGGATTTTAAACCTGTAATTGTATTGCTTGTTCCGTCTCCATCAGCTAATTGGCGATCCATTTCTAAAGCTACGTCTGTTTCTAAAAACATTCCTAACTCAGCAGCAAACATCATCTCATCCTCAAAAAATTCTTCTGTTACAGGTAACGTAGAACCTATTTTTTGTAATGAAATAGAACCTTTTTTGAAGGTAGCTGTAGCAGCAGGGAAAGCAGCACCCTCAGCAACCGCAGCAGCAGCACGAGCGATGGTGTCTTCATCCCAATCGTAATAACGAATAACTCCATTGTTGTTACTTTCTCCGATATTTAATTTCGGAAAAATATCATACAATGATAATTTACGTGTTGCTAATTGACCAATCTCGGGCAAATCGTATGCTTGTTGGTTATTAGCGATTGCGCTTCTTTCAAGTAATGTTTTTACAACAACTTCTTTATTAGAAATTTTACTTGCAATAGCTTTTAATGTTTCTTTTTCAGCTTTCAATGTTTCGCTTAGAGATGGTTTTGTCTCATCTTTTGCTACTTCTTTGATAGCTTTCAATTCACCAGCGATACGTGCGATTTCTTTTGCTACTTCTACTGATTTATCAGCACTTTTCAATGCGTCTAAGTCTGTTTTTAATGCGTCTAATACTGTTTTATTAGCATCTGTTACGGTTTTCATTGCTTCTGCAACGTCCGACTTTACTTTAAGCAATAATGCTTCTTGTGCTTCTTTATCCATTTTGTTTGTTTGTTAAATAAATTTAAAATTCTTAATTGATTCGATTTGGTTTTGAGTACTAAATTGTGGCTCTGTATCTTTTTGAGTGTCTGCTGACGGCTCTGTTTTTTCTTCTATTGATAATGTTGGTGTGATTTTATTGCTACCCATTACTACTGCGCTACCCTCTACTATCTTCGCTTCTGTAACGGCCCAGAAATACCCTTGTTCGGCTACTTCTTTTTGATTAACAACTTCACCGATATACTTTTCCCATATTGAATATTCAGCAGGATAAGATTTATCATTGATTGCCATATCTATTTTAACATATTGCATCCCTACACTATGGTTCTTAACATATCCTTTAAGATATTGTTCAAACATAAAAGGGTTGCGCTCTTTTGTTAATGTAGAATCAAATACCAATGCTTGTGTTTTACCTACTTTATTATACCCTAAATCACTCCAGTTCATATCAACGGCACTCGCTTTTACGCTATCACTTATAATAGTAGCAAATGACATCTTATGCTCTTGCAACAAATAAATGTTTTTATTCTCTTTTAATGTTTTATTCCAAAGACCTGAGATATGTACGTCATCGTGGCTATCCATTAATCCAGTAGTATTAATTACTGACTTAACACGTAACTTATCACCTGTATAAGTAGAAGGGTCAGATATAGCTTTATCAGCATCGCTCTTATCGAAACGCTCAGCAGAATAAGTAAAAGAATCAGCGTGTTTAATGCCGTATTTCTTTTCAGCAATCAAAGCAGATTTGTTTTCGATTAAGAAATAAAATAACTCTTTTTTTGTCTCGAATGATGGAATACTTTTCATTTTACAACTACTTTATTATCCTTAATAGCTTTTTTCTTTTGCACGTCCTTTTTAAGTATTGCATCGAAATCTACCTTTATATTTTTATCTTTTGACATCGTAATAAAACAATAAAAGCGTCTAAACACCTAATTTAATAGGTATCTAAACGCTTTTAAAATAACAATTAACTAATAACCCCATAATCTAAGTAGTGTACCACTTAATACACATTTACAAAATTACAAAATCTTTTTTAATTAAGATGCAAATAAATTAAAATATTTATTTTTAATCTATAAAATAAGTATGCTTATCTAACATTTTTGTATATTAGTCGAATTTTTTGTAATTTTGTAAAAATTTTTTATATAAAGCGTATGATGATGTACGCAACCCCTCAAAAATGGCAATAATAGATACATTAAGTCGGTTCTTTAGTATTGGACAAAAAGCACAGGAAAAATCCTTTTTTCGCTCAACGGTACAAACGATAGGGAGTAAAGGGGCTGTGTACCTTGATAGTTACACTCCCTACCGCCTTTATAATGAGATACCCGAACTCAATCAGGTCATCAACAAGAAAGCAGATATGTTTTCGAATGGTATCTTTAAGTTCCAAGATATTGAGAGCGGTCAGATAATCCCATCAAATAAACTTAATGCAGAGCAAAAGGCGTTACTTTCTTTACTTGAAAACCCTAACGTATTGCAACCTCAAAATAAGTTCCTTAAATCTTATATTATTCAGTTGGACGTTTACGGTAATCAGTTTCAATACGTAAACAACCCGACCTCATTAATTAAAGTCCCTACTTCTATTACCCATATTTCACCTGCATACTTATCACCTATATTAACGGGCAAAGTGTACGAACAAACGGATATTAACGGGATTATTAAGAATTACGAATACAAAGACGGAGCAACGATAAAAACATACGAAACAGAAACTATTATATGGTCTAAGCATGATGACCTTGATAATCCTGTAATTGGTAACTCACCTTTAAAATCATTACGTTTCCCGTTGACCAATACTAAACTGGCTTACGATTACCTAAACATTATCTCAGGCGAAAAGGGAGCGATAGGGATGATTGCGACAAGCAATAAGGATTCGATGGGTGCTATCCCAATGAGCAGAGAAGATAAATTAAAACTTGAGCAACAACACTCAAGCACTTACGGTGTAGGTGATGACAGGTTAGCGCGTATATCTATTGTGGATGGAACGGTAAGCTGGCAACCAATGACCTATCCAACACGTGATTTATTATTGATGGAGCAAATAGATGCTAATAAACTAACTATATGCGACCATTTTGGAATGAACATAAATATATTCAGCTCAAAGAACCAAACGTATGAGAATGTATCAATGGCTCTTAAACAATGCTATACTGATACTATTATGCCTGCT